ATGTATTTCCAAAAGAAATGGATTTGATTAACAGGCTTGAAGAATGTTTATCCAGAGACCCAGATGCCGAAGGTGTCGGATACTCAGACTCACCACATGCAACTTATAAATGGAAGCAGGCCACAACTGGTTATGCTTTGAGCGACTTAAAGTATAGAGACGCATTTGATTTTAAAATTAAGAAAAATAAGCAGGATGATGATGGCAAAAGCGCAGATCAAATTAAACTAGAATCAATATGGGAAAATGCTAAAGATGCACAGCTAGGCCCAGTAGAAGACTATAGACAAAAATTTAACCTTGCACCACTAAATTACTGGGAATCTTTTAATTTTGTTAAATACGGACCAGGGCAGCATTTTCAAGTACACTCTGACCACGGATATTCCTATATCTGTGTACTATCTTCAGTTGGGTATATTAACGATGATTACGAAGGCGGGGAGTTATTTTTTGATAAGTTTAATTTAAAAATAAAGCCACAGGCAGGAGACCTTTATTTATTCCCTTCTTCATACTTATTCTCTCATGCCTCACTTCCAGTAACAAGCGGAACAAAGTATTCTATAGTAACAATGCTCGATTATCTAGAAGCACCACACACACCAGCATATCGAGAGATAGAAAAGAAGTATACAGATGGATATGCGTAAAATAAATGTTTTTAAAACTGGCGATAATCCAGCAAAAATAGAACAAATAAAAGTAAATAGAGAATGGATGGATGAGACTGCAGACAGACATGCATATAACTGTTTCCCAGTCAGCCTATCTAATACTTTAGGATGGGGAATATCCTTTCCAGAAGATATATCTTTTATCTGGGACGGCATATCAGATAGCCAGCCCATACACATTAAAGTGCTTTCTGGCGAAAAATATGTTCATACAAATAGGTCTAATGCAACAATAAGCTTTATAACTGGACTTACATTTAAGACTGACAAGAACACAACAATTCTAACAATGCCAGCCCCCAACTTTTTTATAGATGGAGCACAAGCATTTACAACTTTATTAACAACATCATTTTTTTCTGGAGAAGTTCCAGTTGTATGGAGAGTCACTTCACCAGGAAAAGTTATAACCGTAAAAGCTGGCACACCAGTTGCCGTAATACTTCCAATATCATTAAAAGAAATTAATGGATATGAGGTAGATCTTTATGATGGTAAGGGCTATGTTGGATCAGCCTACGATGGAAGAGAATATGGGATGACAGTAGATAAAATTAATCAGTCTGGTAAATGGGCGGGCTTCTATAGGAACGCAACGGATCATAAGGGAAAAGTTGTTGGTGAGCATGAGACCAAGACTTTGAGGCTACGGGTAAATGACAAATAAAATAACATTTCATTCTAATAGACTATATAACATTATTTCTGATTCGTATGCCCCGCAAACTACAAAGTCTTTAATGCCAGAATGGTTTAAGGATGCTCCAAAATTTGAAATTGACCCAAATACCCAGGAGCCATATTTAAATACAGAGGGCGGTCCAGTAAGAACATTTAGATCATGCCCAGGACTACTTGATATATTTATAAGCGGATACGTTTACGTAACACCATGTAATATAACTTTTAAAAAGAATACAGATGGAACTACTTTTGTAAAAACGGAAGCTGGCTATGAGGATTTTATAGGAGTGAGACAGCCAATGAAAAGTTTCCCAACACCAATTGGATGCGATGACTATCATTTTCACTGGTATCCAAACTGGGCGCCATCCGTTCCAGATGGATATAGCATAATGTACATTCATCCAATAAATAGATTTGATTTACCATTTATTACCACTTCTGCTATAATAGATAATGATAAGATGGATACTCCTGGCCTAATGCCATTTTTTCTTAAAAAAGATTTTGAAGGCACTATTCCAGCAGGAACACCTTACATGCAGTTGATACCATACAGAAGAGAAGACTGGAAAATGGAAAAGAAATTCTATTCTAAAGATGAAATAGAAAAAAGGCACAACCAGCAGGCAAAAAAGTTTAGAACAAAAGATGGTGGAGCGTATAAGCTCAACGTCAGGTCTTTAAAGAAATATGAATAGGTGAAAAATGGAATACACAAAAAGAGCTAGGTTTGCAAGAATGTCAATTACCCCATCTGGTCATTTCGGGAACTCTCCAGACAATGTAGTAGAGCTAGAAGACATGGTTACGCCAGAAGAACAAGAATACCTTTTAAATTTTGCAAGAAACAACAAAATTTGGGACGTCACAGAGTCACAGTGGAACGAAAATGGAAATATTATTTATGACCACAGAGTATGGGAAGATAGAGTTGCAACAAAAGACTCCTTAATGAAAGCTGACCCAGAAGTTGTTAGAATATTAAATCTTGTTGTAAAAAGAATGACTCCCTACATTAGAGAGAAGTTTGATGTAGAAGTTTCACCTACTGACGCAGCCATAGTACGATGGCCAGTAGGAGCAATGCAATTCCCACATGCCGATAAAGAGCTTCACGAAGGCCCAGATGCTGGAACAGAGAATGAGTTTCCTTGGTATGACATAGGAACCGTATTCTATCTGAATGACGATTATGAAGGTGGAGAGTTATTCTTCCCATTGCAAAATATAAAGTTTAAGCCAAAGCCAAGGGCTGCATATTTTTTCCCAGGAGATAAGAACTATATTCATGGGGTAACAAAAGTAACAAGCGGAACAAGATATACCGCACCATTCTTTTGGACAATAACTAGATTAGGTAGAGTAGACAATGACAAATAATTATGAGTATACATCTTTTGAGCTTTTGCCAAAAGTAAGAATATACCAGGGGCTTCTCCCAGATGCTGACGAGCTGTATAGGATCATGAAAGAGTCAGATCACGATGCAGAAGGCAGATACTATTTAAGAAATTGGGACGAGTGGTCAATATTTGGAACATATTCTCAGCAAAAGCATGATGAAAATGAGCCAAGAGAATTTGGACCAAGATACGATGAAGAAAAGTATTTGTCAGATAGAGTTTATGAGGCTTATAATACTGCTATCGAGGATTACAAAAAGACATACGGGATTGTATTGCCAGAATCAGCTAAATTGATGACATCATCATTTTCTAAATACGATGCAAACATCGATACAATGGGAAATAACCTATCTATGCAGTACCATACAGACTTCATTATTTCAGAAAGAGATATGCCAGGACCAAAGTTCTTACTGACATGTACAACTTACATCAATGATGATTATGAGGGTGGAGACATTGAGTTCTATATAGGAGACGAATACTTCCCGCATAAGCCAAAAGCTGGAGACATCCTTGTATTCCCATCACAAGATCCATATTTCCATGGAGTAAGAACTATCAGAAACGGAAATAAGTTCTTTATCAGAAATTTCATCCAATACTACTATGATGGTCATCCACAGTGGCTTGCAAATCAAAAGCATTACGGTGCTTACACCTGGGCCAAAATGGAACAGAAAAGAATTGAAAGAGAAAACCCAGCCAACATGAGATATTCTGAAAGAAAGAATTTAGGATACTGACATGCCAATTCCAAAAATAAGAGACGAATTTTTTATAGTAGAGAATTTTATAGATCCAGAAACTTGCTCTGCTGTTATAAATTATTTTGATTTTTTGGTAGAAAACAAGATATTAAAGTGGAATGAGATATCATTTTACGGATCAGAAGCTATGGGATACTGGCCTTCAGACCCTAATTTAAAACTTTTTGGTTTGCCAGAAGATTTCTTTAATCAGCTCAAAGAAAAAATAAAAGCAAAGGCTGAAGAGCTTTTGGGGTTTGAAGTTTCTGAAGTTAGCTACCATGCACAGAGATGGATTGAGGGCGCTTTTGCAGACTATCATTCCGACAACTCAGATGAACTTGGGAACCCTACAGCATTTGAAAGAAGTAAGTATGCGGTATTTATTTATTTAAATGATGATTTTGAAGGTGGTCACCTAAAGTTTAAAGATAGCGATATCGACATAAAGCCAAAGGTTGGTCTAACTGCAATATTCGCTGGTGGACATACACGAGAGCATATGGTTACTACAGTAAAGGGTGGCATAAGATATACAATCGGTTCATTTTGGGACGATGCTAGCATAGAATATACTGAAGAGCAGAGAGAAGCTTGGGCAACAGAATTAAAGGCAGTAAGAGCAGAACAAGAAAAGATTTATAAAAAGTGGGCAACACCAGAAGGCAAACCAGTAATGCCAGAAGGCAGAGAATGATAAAAGAACTTCTTGATAATAACATTTATTATTATAAAAATGTTATTGCCAACCCAAACGAGTTTGTAAAAGAAATTGAAAGGCTAGACGGCCTATCTCAAGAAAATGCTCATTTAACAAAATGGATGAGATGGACATCAAGCAATAACCCAAATGATATTTTTGGAGAATACAAGTCTGGTGCGTTTACTGCCCCACAGCCCAACAACGATGTAGATAAAAGATATGCTTTGATTGTAGCTACAATACTTAATGCAATTAATTTGTGCGTAGCAGACTATTCTAAATCCTTAAATAAAGACTTAGGGTTTTTGCCAAACGAAGTTACAATAAGAAAGTATTTCCCACCAGCACAAATGGGGCCCCACATAGATTGTGAAGAAGATGATGATGAGGCAAGACTAACTGCCTCAATTGTTCTTTATTTAAACGATGACTATGTTGGAGGCGACTTGGCATTCCCAGAACAAGATATAAAGATTAAGCCAGAGGCTGGCAGCCTTGTCATATTCCCCTCAGTAAAACCATATTTTCATGCCTCAACTCCACTTGTTTCTGGCAATAAGTATATGTGCCCAGCATTCATGTTTAAAAGAAGTAAGATAATTTCATAGGTGGTATAATTAAAAAATGGCAACAGTAGGCGTTAATGGATGGCACTTCCCAAGTTACTCGGATTCACCCGATGTACCTAGGGATCTTGGTATTTTAGGCGAAGATATTGCAACATACATAGCAGCACATCCTGGTCCGCAAGGATTAACTGGCCCATCAAATGTTTTAACTGTATCTGCAACAAATACACTCAGTGCTGGCCAAAATGCATCTGTAACGATTACTGGAACATCCCCATCGCAATCTTTAATTTTTAACATTCCAAGAGGACAAGATGGAATTTTGGGAGGTCCTGGACCGTCTAATGTTTTATCTATTGGAACAGTCACAGCAGGAGTGACAGCATCTGCAACTATAACTGGTACATCTCCGTCTCAAGTTTTAAATTTAGTTCTACCAAAGGGCGATACTGGTTTAACTGGCACTACGGGAAGCACGGGCCCCAAAGGTGATGCAGCAGCAACGATATCAGTAAATTCAACAACAACCGCAGCAGCAGGAACTAGTGCAACAGTTACAAATACTGGAACGTCTAGTGCAGTCTTATTAGATTTTGTAATTCCTCGTGGTGCAGATGGCGCACAAGGAATACAGGGCCCAGCAGGCCCAGCAGGATCAAATGCAATCATAGATCCTATTGCAACAAGAATTGCCTTACAGACAACAGCCACGGCATCAACTGGAGTTAACTCCTCTTGGTATCCACTATTAACAAATAATTTTAGCTTAGGATTACTTGGCCCAATTAACTCTGGACCAGACAATGTCACAAGAGGCTGGAAGAACATATACTTAAACTCGGCAGCCACAGTAATATCAGATCAGCGAACAAAAGAAAACATACTACCTTCAGACCTAGGATTAACTTTTATAAATAAATTAAATCCAGTAAAATATAATAAGATTGACGGAGATAGAACTCACTACGGATTAATAGCACAAGAGGTAAAGTCCGTATTAGATGAAGCTAACATTGCAGACTTTGGCGGTTGGGTAATTTCTGATGTGAATGATCCAGAAGGACAGCAAGCATTAAGATACGAAGAATTTATTTCTCCACTAATTAAAGCAGTCCAAGAACTTACAGCAAGAGTAAAATTACTAGAAGAAAAGTAGGTTCGGGATGTCATACAAAAGCGTAGTCTTAAATGACCACCCAACATCATTCTACCTGCTAGACGAAGTTATATCTGGAACAACGGTATCCTACGATGCACTTAGAACTCAATACTCCACATACGCAGACTTAAGAGATAATGGCATATCTTATGCAAACTTAGGTGGAGCAGTAGTTTATGACTATTCAGGAAGCGGCAACAATGGAGTCTCATTTAACTCATCAAATTCAATACTAATGCCACTTGTGCCAGGATCTATATCTGGAACTAAAATGAACTCAGATACAAAAATAATATATGATACGCCAGGAATGGCAACGTCTATATATAAGAATAATCCATTTTCTATAGACTTGTGGTTTAAGCCACCACAAAATTCTACAAATGAAATACCATTGGCATTTGATACATCTAATTTAATTGGACTAACCTATAAAGACGGCAACGTATTATTCTATATAGGGTCGGCAATCGCAGTAGCTAAAATAGAAAAAACTTCTGTATCTTATATCTCTGCGGTGTATAACGGATCTTCAATTTTGTTATATGTAAATGGAGTCAGCAAATCAACAAAGAGTGTCCCAGAAGAATATCCTTTTGATAGCCAGACAATTTCTTTTATGTCTGGACCATCGAATGAAATTGAGCCATTTGTTATAGACTGCGTTGCATTCTATAGATATGCTTTATCAGAAAGCAAAATACAAAATCATTATGACTCTGGTTCATATGAGCTAAATCATTTGCAAATAGTAGAGCCAGACGGCGGAGTTTTATTTACGCTAAATCATTCAAAAATAATGCCAGTTAAACAGTACTACTATCCATCTGCAATTAAATGGTCTGAATTAACTAGTGGTGATGCCATACTGTCTATAGACCATGACTACATAACATTTGCAAAAACAGACACAGTACAGTCTGCCAGTTTTAGCTTTACGCAAGAGATACTAGTCCCTTCAGGAATTGGAATAAATAGCTCACAGATAACTTACTCACCAGACTACGACAACATATCTGTTGAAATTAGTTTAGATGGTCTTACTGGCTGGCAAGCTTGTCAGAATAATAAGTCTTTGCCCTACTTCAGCAAAAATGATTTAACAACAAATGAGCGTGTATATATTAAGACAACAATGTCATCAGATGACACGTCTTTTGATATTCCAAAAATTGAATCTCTTTCAATTGATTTCTTTAATAATTTAGACTACTACGCAGATAATTCTGGGGATAGAATATATTCAGATCAAGACTATGACCTGTCTAGATATAACGAAAGAATCTTATCTTATAACAAAAATAATGGGCTGTCCATGCATGATATTGGCGGGTTTAATATAGACTCTACACTAGCAACAAGAAGCATTGAAATGATATATACCCCTGGATCTGGGAAAAATGTTTTATTCTCAAACGTCTCTAAGATATTTGAATGGTCATCTGATGGCACTATAAATAAAAGCGGAGTGTCTGAAATATATGTAAACGGACAAAATGTGACAAGCCAGACAAATGTCTCAAATTACTTTACGGTTGGGTTTCCACATCACATAGTCGTCACCCTATCAAGTGCCACTTCTGGCATAATTAAAATCAATCAAAATGTTGGCGGGACTGTATATGGGGTGGGATCCAAGTATAACAATATAGCCATCTACCCATCAGTATTGACATCTGGACAAATATTAAGGCATTATAACTATTATATTGGTAATTGGTCAAATTCTGTTGGATCAGAACAGCTCTCCATATCAGAATATACATCAGGGAATGACTTAACCCCGTACTCGGTTTACTCTATTGAATTTGCTAGTTCAAATATTGTAATTTAGTGTATTATCTGTTACAAAATATGGACTTTGGCACCAGATAATGGTATGATTGTGGTCTATGGATATCTTAAAGAAAAATACCAGGATTGTTGAAGAGACAACCCTAGGAATCTATGTGTGGGAAATGCCTGATGGTAGGTGGATTGGAGATGACGATGGGAATTTTCTTTCGATCACGTCAATCAAAGGCAATAGATCCAGAATCGATGCTTTGGCTAGAGAGGTTCGCTCATTTGGTATTGATGTCGGCCAACCCAAGTTCTTATCTGGACGCAGAAAAATTAATGACGAAGAGCTTGAAGAACAAGAACAAAGACTTAAGTGGGGACTCCCACCAGATCCATACGACATCGGAGTCTACAAAGACTCAGTACTAAGAGGCGGTAAAGTTCATGAATAGAAAAGTAGAATTTTTAGAAGACGAGATTGATAATGGAAACACTATCGATATATCTAACACCTCAGACTGGTTTCATTTTCAAAAATCAGAGGAGCACGAAGATCCATTCAAGATAGGCCTAGATGAGATTAAAAAGCTAAGAGGCCTTGGAACAAACTTTAAACGTAAAATTAACCGTGATTTTTCAAAAGCCTTTGTAGGAACTTCTGGTGTCGGTACACAACAAAACCTTTTGCAGCAAGCAATTAGCGGGTATGCATTATTTGATCTTGTAGAGCCAACTTATAATTTAGAGTATTTATCAAAAATTTATGAAGTGTCAACATATAACTACGCAGCAATTAATGCAAAGGTTTCAAATATTGTTGGTCTTGGATACATGTTCGCAGAAACATCAAAGGCTAAAGATGCAATGGATGCCATTAATGATGACAAACAATTAGATAGGGCCCGTGCAAAAATTGATAGAATTAAAACACAGCTAGACAAATGGCTTGATGATTGCAATGAAGAAGAGTCTTTTACAGAGACCCTTATAAAGGCCTACACAGACCTTGAGGCAACTGGAAATGGCTACATAGAGGTAGGACGCACAACAGCAGGAGACATAGGCTATATCGGCCACATACCAGCTAAAACAATGCGTGTGCGTAGATTCCGTGACGGATTCATTCAGCTACTTTACGGCAAGGCTGTGTTCTTCCGTAACTTTGGAGACCTAGAAACCCCAAGCCCAATTGCAGGACAAGAAGATCGACCAAATGAAATTATTCACTTAAAGAAATACACTCCAATGAACAACTACTACGGAGTCCCAGACATCATTGCAGCGCAGCAAGCACTGGCGGGAAATGAATTTGCTGGAAGATATAACCTAGACTACTTTGAAAACAAGGCGGTCCCAAGATACATTATTACAGTAAAGGGAGCAAAGCTTTCACCAGAATCAGAAAGAAAGCTACTTGAATTCTTCCAGGTAGGCTTAAGAGGAAAGAACCACAGATCTCTGTATATTCCACTTCCTCCAGATTCACCAGATTCAAAAACTGAATTTAAGATGGAGCCAATTGAAGCAGGAGAGCAAGAGTCTTCATTTAATATCTATCGTAAGTCTAATAGAGATGAAATCCTTTTGGCTCATCGTGTTCCAATTAGCAAAATAGGTATCCCAGAAGGAATTAACTTGGCCGCTGCTAGGGATGCGGATAAGACATTTAAAGAGCAAGTTTGCCGTCCAGCACAAGATAGACTTGAAAAGAAATTAAATTATTTAATTGCAGAAAAAACAGATGTTGTTCAATTAAAGTTTAACGAGCTCAGTCTCACAGACGAAGAGACCCAAAGCCGCATTGATGAAATCTATTTGAGAATGCAGGTAATTACCCCTAACGAAGTCCGTATTAGAAAAAATATGACAACCGTAGACGGCGGGGACGAAATGGTAGATTTAAAGCCACAGCAAGTGGCTGATCAAAATGCCAAGTCTACTGGCAATAGATTGCGAGATCAGCAAAGATCCGCAAATGCCCCAGATAAAAGCGGAGAGGCCAGAAACCCCAAAGGCGATGGTCCAAAAGTCAAATAAGTTTAATCAACTGTTATTTGCGTTATAGTAGATAAACCACTAAAATTAAGCATATGAACATTGAAAAAGGCCATTGGTCTAGTAATGGCGACAACTTACATTTGTCGATTCCATTTACTAAGGTCAACCGAGAAAATAGAACTGTATCTGGTTTTGCAACATTAGACAATGTTGACCAGACAGGCGATGTAGTCACAGCAGAAGCAAGCGTAAAGGCTTTTGAAAATTTCAGAGGAAATCTTCGTGAGATGCATCAGTCAATTGCAGTTGGTAAAGTTGTTTCATTTAAGCCAGAAACATACTACGATCAAAAGTCTCAAACTTTTTACAATGGAGTTTATGTAACTTCATACATTTCAAAGGGTGCACAAGATACTTGGGAAAAAGTTCTTGATGGTACTCTTTCTGGTTTTTCAATCGGCGGAAAAATTAAAGAGTCTGATAACGAAGTTAACAAAGCAACAGGAGAGGCAGTAAGATTTATTAAAGACTATGATCTTGTTGAACTTTCAATTGTTGACTCACCAGCAAATGAGCTATGTAACATTCTATCAATCGAAAAGGTTAATGGACAAATTATTTACAAAGGCCTTGCTACAAATGTAGTGACAGAAAATATTTTTTATTGCGAAGACAGCGACTCAGTGTTTATGTCTACAGAAAAAACTTTTGATTCACCAATATCTGGAAAACCAGCTGCGCTAATCGGTTGGGTAGAAAGCTCAGACATTAACAAGTCAAAAGAAATAGATAAAATTCTTGCTTCATTTAAGAAGTCAAGATTACCGTTGCCTGAAACACAATTAGCAAAACAGGCAAACGTAGAAGGAGGTAATGACATGGAAAAACTTAATGTAGGTAATGATGCAGAAGTAGTTGCAGAAGCAATTGTTGAAGCACCAGCCGAAGTTACTCCAGAAGTTGAGGAAGTCGTAGCGGAAGCTAACGATGAATCAAATGTCAATCTTTTTGACAAATCATTGGAAGCTGTAGAAGTTACAGCTGAAGATACCTCTGCCGACAACGTTGAAAAAGCAGCCGATACAGTAGAAGTTATGGTTGATGAACCTGATTTTGCAAAAATGTTAGGCGATCTCAAAGGCTTTTTCGCAGAGACACTCACAAAAGCTACAGAAGCAAATGCTGCACAAGTTACAGAAATTAAAACATCTGTTGAAGCTTTCAGCAAGAGCGTCGATGATAGAATTTCAGAGTTGGCAGAAAAGCACAGTGCACTTAGTGCAGCTGTGACAGAAATAAAGGGCACCATTGATGGTGTTCAAAAGCAGGTTGATGCCGTAGAAGGCGATACCGCAATTAAGAAGTCCTCTGACCTTGGCGGGTCTGAGGTATTTACCAAATCAAAATCAAAATGGTCTGGAGCTTTCCTCGGTTCCGTAAATGAAATCTTTAACTAAAATAAGGTAGGTGAAATAAAAATGAGTAATGAATTATTAGAAAAGGCCGCAGCAGCTGGTGCAACAGTATCAACTGGGTTCGGTTCTTCAACAGGTGGTTCAGGCGTTCATGTTGCTTCAGAAAATGGCAACGGTGGACTTCTAAACCCAGAACAATCAGCACGATTCTTGGACTATATGTTCGATGCTACCGTAATTGGTAAGGTTGCACGTACAGTCCGCATGAAAGCTGACACAACAGAAATTGATCGTATGTCCGTAGGAGAGAAGCTTGTAAAGCTTGCATCTGAAGGCGAAAACACAGGAGCTAACTCAGGTGTTACTTTCTCAAAAATTTCTCTCACAACTAAGAAACTCCGCATGGACTGGGAGCTTTCAACAGAGTCTCTAGAAGACAACATTGAAGGTGCAGATCTAGAAGATCACATTGCACGTATGATGGCAACACAGGCAGGAAATGACATCGAAGATGTTATTCTTAACGGTGATACATCACTTTCAAGCGATGCACTATACAAGTCTTTTGACGGTGTAGTTAAGAAGGCAAAGACAAGCGGTCACGTTGTCGATGCTGCAGGTGCTGCAGTTTCTCGTGCAGTATTTAACTCAGCTCTTAAGGCTCTTCCACGTAAGTACAAGCAACGTCGTACAGACCTTCGCTTCCTTGCAGGATCAAACTTGATCCAAGATTACCTATACTCAACATCAACAAACATTCAGAACGTTAACCCACAGGACATTGCTTCAGGCATCATCCGTGGAGATGTTCCAGTTCTTGGTGGTCCAGCAGGTTATGTCGCTCCATACGCATTTGGTATTCCAATCGTTGAAGTTCCATTGCTTCCTGAGACACAGACAGGTACATACGCAAGCCCATCAGGCTCACACGGAGATATCCACTTGACATTCCCAAATAACGTTGTTATTGGTATCAAGCGTGATGTTACTGTTTACCGCTTCTTCTGGCCACGTAAGGACTCAATCGAGTACACAATGTATACTCGTGTTGGCGTTCAAATCGAGCAGGCAGACGCTTGGGTAGTTGTAAAGAACGTTAAGGTTGCTTCTTAATTAATTAAGAATTAAACTACCGAAAGGCCCCCAATTAATTTTGGGGGCTTTTCATTTTAATTTATCAATGCTATAATTAAAGGACCTAGAAAGAGGAGAACTAAATATGTCATTTGACACATTAACAGTAGCTGAATTAAAGGAAATTGCAACGGAGTTTGCAGTAGACACAGAAGGCCTAAAAAATAAAAAAGAAGTAATTGCTGCCATGGCAGAAGAGGGCGTAACCTATTCTGTATATCAAAAGACAGTTAAAGCAATTGAAGAGGCTACAGAAGAAATTGAAA